CCGTGCCGGGCTTTGGCCCCACTCTTCCACCTTCTGTCCCCGCATAAGCGCCAATAGCTTGCAGCCCTCGGTTAGCTGCTTTGCTTGGCGCCGTCACCGGAAAGAGCGCCAGCACCTCATCGGAGCCGTCATGGAGGAAATTACTGGGCCAGCGGCCTTGAGCGTGGGACATCTCGCCGTTGCGCCCTTCGCCTGTCTTCATGCCATAGGTGCGCCCTGTTGGGCTGTTGAATATTGGCTGAGGAACACTCGGCGGCGCACCCTCCACCCTGCACCCGTCGATGTTCATGCCGCCTGTCCCGTGTTTCAGCGTGTTCTGCGCGACGGTGCCTTCGAGGGGCTTGCGCGCGACGATGATGGGCTCCCACGCCGGCTTTAGCGCGGTGCCCCAGCCGTCCCACTGCTTCGCGGCGTCGGTGGCGGGGGCGGTAGCACCCCATGAACCTGCGAAATCGCCCGCCATAGCATTACGGGTCGTGCCGCTTCGTCCACCCGGGCCCACTACCTCCCGCTCCGCACCCGCCGCCTTGTCAATCGCCTTGCTGACGTTCAGCGACTTCGGGAAGCCTTGCCCGTGAACCCACATGATGCAGTCGCGGATTTCCCAGCCTGCATCCTCAATCGCGCACATGAGCCGGTGATAGGTCCGCGTGCCGCCGAAGGCAAGAAGATGGGCACCGGGCTTCACCACGCGCAGCGCCTCTTGCCAGAACTCGACACCGGGGATGCCCCTATCCCACCCTTTGCCCATGAAAGTCAGGCCGTAGGGCGGGTCGCTGACAATGGAGTCGATCGACTCTGCCTCGAAGGTGCGTAATACCTCACGCATATCTCCGAGGTGAAGGTCATAGTCCAAACTTAACTCCACTTTTGGAACGGGTTATTTGCGGACTTAATCCGCCGGGCACGGGAAGCGGCGAGAAGGTCTTGCACCCGCACTCCCGCTGACTGAACGGCTGAAGTGCGCCATGAGGCGGGGATGTCTCGCAGGCACCTGTAAGCCAGGGCCAGCGCCATCGCGCAGTCATCGTTGCCGCCCTTCGGCGCTTCAGGAGTGACCTTCCCTGAAGGGATGGTCAGGCTGCGAAGCTCGAGCCACGTTGCCCTGTCGATCATGCGAATGAGCGGGAGTGCTTCTCGCAGCGTGGAGAAGGCATCCAGCTTCGACGGGAGCGTAGTGACCCACGGTTTGCCGGTCTTGGGGTCACGCCACTGCTGGCGATACCCGCAGCTCTGCATCTCCAGAAGGAAGGCATGACCGTGGTTATTGCTTTCCGCGAGAACTAATGCTTCATTATAGCGGCTGCCAATGGCGATGACGCGGTGCGCCCAGTGCTGAGGAGTCATGCGGTTATTTCTTTCGATGTAAACCGGCTGCATAGTTCCCACTGAGACTACGCAGAGGGCAGAGTAGTCCCCGCCGACACCGCCACCAACGTCCACGCCCATGACGTAGCGGTCGAGGGGCTGAGGTGCTTCGAGTTCTCGGCCGGGGCTGTCTTTTACAGAATTGTAGTCGATCACATTTATTTGCGAGAGAAGCGCATCCTCATAGTAACTACCTTCGCGATCAATGAAGCAATCATCAATGCTGCCTGGGTATTCACGCTTAAACTTATGCTCTGAACCCAGGCGATTGAGGGTCCGGCGCCGCCAGTGAAGCTGACCCAGGTTTAAAGAGTAGGCGATTAGGAGTGCCTTCTCTGTGTCTGAAAGAGTTTTCTCAAACTCATCAGCATCAAACGTATTTGGCGGATCTTCATACGCCGGATGTTCGTGCCAGAACATCGTGAGCAGGTGCCAGCCGTTCTCGGGCGCACCGCGAACGAGGTTGCTGAAGAAGTCATTAGGGTTCGCAGCGGTGGACTCCACCATGAGGAGCCCGTCACCTACAGCCGCGTCTGCCTGCGCGAGAACTTCCTCGAGGTCGGGGGCATAGGCCGCTTCGCTGATCAGCACGGCGGCCGGGGTGAATGAGCGCAGGCCGGTAGTTGAGCGGGAGGTGAACGCCTGGATCGAGGCGCCAGTGTCCGCGTATACGATGTGCTTTTTTGCGGAGGTATCGAGTTCACGCTTCAGCAGGTCGGGCGGGTCTTTGATCCAGCGCCGGTTATCGTTCATCAGCGAGGCAGCGGAGTCATCCCGCATGGAGACGATGGCGTGCATCGCCTCATGCTGCGTAGTGTAGGCGAGGTGATGCAGCACCATCTTGCAGCCCGTAGTCGCGGCGACCTGACGGGCTTTGAGGATCAGGATGCGCTTATGACCCGCGTTTACTGCCTCAAAGATTTTGTCCTGCATCGGCAGCGGGTTAAACGGGATAGGCTTCTTAGTCTCCTTATCTTGCACTTGATGAAGTTTGGCGAAAGTAAAGACATCAGAAAGCAGGGCTGAGACCTGCTTCTTCATCTTTGCAGGTATACCCGGTGGAATGTACACCATATTACTTCACCAGTCTAAGAACTGCCGCCAATTGTTCTACCCCGTTCTGCGCGACGTTTGCCGGGGACTGAGCGGCTGAAGCAGCCTTAGCGTCGGTGAAGCAGACCTCGATGACCCACTGCGCCGTGCGAACTTTGGTGGCGTCGATCTTCACTGTATCGGGATGAATGGCGGTGACGATGACGCGGGTAGCGTCTGGAACGGCCCGCAACAGCTCAGTCCGAACGCGAATGGCAGCGGCTTGAGGGTCAGGAAAGGCGGCCTGATACACCTCAACCCATTTGCGGACCTTTGCCGAGGTCCAGCGCGTCATCATGCTGTGGCTGATAACGCCGTCGCGACAGGCATCGTAGGGTTCTTTGCCTGTTTCCGCGAGCCATTTGATGACTCTGCGCTGTGCTTTAGTGAGTGTTTTGTCGAGTTCTAGCCATCCATCGGCGCTGCTCATCGACTGGCTCCTTAAGGGATGGTGGCAGGCCACTCCCCTTCGCAGCAGGTGCGTCATTCGTGCTCATTTATGACACACCAGCCGGGTGATGTCAATAGTTCGAGCTTCGCGAGGTCAATACATCCCGCGGTGCGGTGGTGTGGCCTCGGCCAGCGCTGCGCGTGGCCTCGGGTGCGCTCCCCTCGCTCCGCTCACGCTACGGCTCGGGGGAGCGCCTTGTCCTTCGCTGCGCGGGTGGAAGGGGCTTCGCCACTCATCTCGCGCGGTAGCGGGTGTTCCTGTTCCGATGATTCGCGCGGTAGCAGGTTGCTCCTCTTTGGCAAGGCTCCTTCCACTGGCGCAGGCTGCGCCAGTGGAAAGGGATATCCCTTTCCTGCGCGAAGCGCAGGGAACCCGCAACAGCAGGGCACTCTCAGCCAGCGCGAACGCCTTAATCGTGCAGAGCACTCGTCGAGAACATCGATCAACACTACTAGGGCTGCCAAACCACTTCTACAGCCCTACTCGATGAACAGCCCATTCTCAGCAACCCGCCTCGCACAGCCAACTTCCTTCACCGAGGGCTTGCCAGTCAGTCATCCCTGCGCTAGTATGCAAGTGCCAGCTAGGAGGCACCCATGACAACCGTAACGTCATCTATGAGAATCGAGAAAGACATCCGCCCGCTGTTAGAGCGTCTGCGTGCTAAGTCCGGTCTACGGACTTACTCGCAGCTTCTTACACAACTTGTTTTATTTATGTTGAACAACAAGGACATCTTAGACAAGTTTGTAAAACTGCAAGAAGATACCCTGTTAGCTCAGGCGGACTAAAGAACAACCCCCGGTCGCTCGGCAAAGCGACCGGGGGTACAACCACACACCACACAAGGTTCTTAACATGACAATCGGTGGGAAGCAAGTAGTTTACGCCAGCATCGGTTTGAGCCTGAAGTCACCGGCTGTAGCTGACACCTCCTTCCACTACAGCGGGGACATCTCTTTCGCCCAGGCGATTGCCGAAGAAGTCACCGCTGAGAAAGCATGGGAGCGCTGGGGCCACCTGACGCGCGGGAAGATGACTGCACCCCACGCGATTTGGAGCATCTTCGCTTCGCGCACGGATGGTCGGCGCTCCGAGAACGTCATCGCGCGCACCGCGCTTGCCTTCGACCTTGATGAAGGCAACGTCGCGGCTGACAGCCTGCGCGATGCCCTGTCAGACCTGGGCTGGGAAAGCGCGTTCTACACCACTTGGAAAGCCAAAGAAGATGCGCTTCGCTGGCGCGTGGTCATCCCCCTCGCCACTCCGCACGGGCTGGAAGGCTGGGATGACTTTTACAGCCTAAAGCTATCTGAGTTCCAGACAGCACTCGAAGTGCATCATGGTTCCTGCGTACCCCTCGATCTGAGTGCTCGGCTACCTGCACAGCCGCAGATTCTACCTCATTCTATTCCGTCAATGTTCCTGCCCGGTATGACCGAGAAGAAGCTGGCGCAGGTCATTGACGCCATTCATAGCGATGTCGAAGGCCCTCCCGGCTTTGACGCTGCACAGGTCTTTGGCACCCGCGGCAACGCACTCAGCCATGCCTCCTCATTTGCCCTCGCGGCTGGGGCCCGCCGGACGATTAGCCCCGCCACGTTCGCTCAGCGGGGGAAGGCAGGGGCCGGCGGTAGCCGGGCA